GGGCGGATGCTGATCGGGAAGGCGGCGCCGGTGGACGACGCCCTGCTGGCCGACCCGACGGTGTCGATCAAGGCGGTGGGCCTGCCCTAAGGTGGGGCGGGCGGGGATGGAGGAGCTCTGACATCGCCCGCTTTGTCGCGCGCTTTAAAGACGAGGAGGCGTTACTTCACAATCATGTTGATTGTCCGTACCGGCGATATGTGAGTTGTTCGTTTCTCCATTGTCGGAGGAAGTGGCTATGAAAAATCTAAATGTTCGTCGCATCGTCTCGTTGGGAGCGGTCGTCGCAGGCCTATTTGGCGTTTTAACATTGGCGGGAGCTAGTCAGGCGAGATCTGATTTCTATTATCAATATTATTTTTATAGCGATGCTAGTCACACTAATCTTGTAGGGCAGGTTAGGCAGCATTGTTTAAACAATAATATAATTATAACGCCTTTGGTTGATGGCGTCTGGACCGATTACTATACCATGGAAGCTATCGGTCGATGCCCAGGTTTGGGCGACTGGTAATCGACAGGAGAGCCTTCGGGTCAGTAGTCGGAAGGCCTCGGGCATCGCCTGGGGCCTTTTCGCGTTTCGTCCTGACAACCGCCGCTGCCTTGGCGTTAGCTAACGCCAAGGCAGCGGCGGATCTTTGTGGATCGCTCAATTGCGCGGATTGGTGGCGTCGTTTCCGGAAGCTCCCAATAAATGGGGGTCGTTCTTGAAATGTTCCGAGATCATCAGCATGGTCCCCGCGAGGGGGTAATTTCTGATTTGTCGGAAAAGCCCTTGTAAATCCAAGGGGTCAGTGTGGTGCCGCCGGGCAGGATTGAACTGCCGACCTCAGCCTTACCAAGGAAATTCCGAACATCGCTCTAAGCGGCTCCGTGCTTGGGTTTGATGGTTCCCGAGTGTCCCCGGTCCCCGGATTTTCCCCATATCTCGCCAATCGAACCGGCGAGGTGGGAAGTGTTGACGTGGGCGTAGCGCATGACCATTGCGGCGCTCTTCCAGCCGCCCAGCTCCATCAGAGCGGTCAGGTCGCGGTTGGCCTGATAGTGCCAAGTGGCCCAGGTGTGGCGGCAGTCGTGCGGCGAGAAGTCCTCGATCCCCGCTCGGCGAATCATACCGGCCCAGGCCGTCTTGATTTGCCCACCACCGCCCTCTCGGATCTCATAGGGATCGCCCAGCGGCGTGGTCCGACCGTTCGCCAGCGTGGTGGGGAGCGAGCGCCGGAAAACGGCTCCGTCACGATGGGGGAGGGTCGAGAGGGCCGCGACAGCGCGCGGGTGCAGCGGGACGCCTCTCGGCTCGTTATTCTTCGTTTTGGGGAACACGACGTGCGCCCGTTCGAGGTCCACGTCGCGCCAGTCCAGATACAGCGCCTCGGAGATGCGGGCGCCGGTCGAGAACAGGAAGACCACCAGAGGGCGCAGATGGGGCGCAGCGGCTTGTATCAACCGCTCAGCTTCTTCGTGCGTCACCCACCGGATACGGCCCTTCGGCTCTTTGGGGCGAGCGATCACCGGCTTTTCGCACCACCGCTTGCGGGCGGCGTGGTGCAGCACGGCGGCGACAGGCGTGTAGATGTGGCGGTTCAGCGTCGAGGGGGCGGCGCTAGGCTTCAGCTTCTTCGCCAAGGCGTCGATCTCGGCTTGGCCGATTGCCGCAAGCGGTTTCAGGCCGATGGCTTTTAGGATGGGGGCCAAGTGTGTGCCTTCCCCGCCAGTCTCCATGTAGCTCAGCGCGGCCTCCGCGAATGTGCGTGTAGCGGAATCACCGTGGACCGATCGCTTGAGGAGCTCGGCTTCGCGGATCGCACGGATTTCTTCCGCGGCTTTGCGGTCGCTAGTGCGAGTGCTTTCGTCAACGACGAGGCCCCGGATGGTCCCGCGGAGATACCAGTATGGCGAGCCGTGTCGTCGTTTGAGGGTGAGGGGCATGGCAGACGCTCCAGAAGGTTCTCGATGTCGCTCGGGGTGAAGACGTAGGTTCGGCCGTGCTTGCGCCCGACGCCATATGTGCGGGCCATCTTGACCAGCGCGGTTTCTGACCAAGGGACCAAGCCCTCGGAGACCAGACTCTTCGCCGTTTTGATGACCGGCCACCCCATCAGACGTCCCACCTCCGATAGCGGTTAGCGAGCGTGAGGGCGGCCGGGGGCTGCTCTTCGTTGTGTCGGCTATCGAACAGGCGAGCGACATGGATCAGCGCCGCCGTGCGGACGCTCTCAGGCACGGGGGCGCCGGGTTGCAGGCCGTCAGCGTGCGCCAGGGCGCTTTCCGAAGCCGTCGCGATCAGTTGACCGATCAGGGCGTCCTCTTCGTCGTAATCGACGCGGAGGTAGGCCTTGGCCTCGTCCAGGGTGATGATCGGATCAGCCATTGGCGGCCTCCGGGGCAGAGCCCAGCGGCGTCCAGTTCGCCGGTTGATGGTAAACGTCACCGCCGGGGATGGGCGTCTCGTTCTCACGGCGGCGGATATCGTTCGGGCTGAACACCCCGATCTCGCGGCCGATGCGGTAAGCCTCGAAGCGGGCCTGCACGTCACCCTTCAGCAGCGCGGCAAGGTCGTGCTCGATGTAGAGCGACCGGCGGCTTTCGTCCGTCAGCAGACAGCGCAGCATGGCCGCCTCGATCCGGCTGGCCAGCGGCCCCAGGCAGTTCGCCACCAGCGACCGGGCCTCTTGCTCGGTGTTGCTGTAGGTCGATTTGTCGGTGATGCCGACCGACGTCGGCGGAACCCCGAACAGGCGCGCCACGTCCTCATTGGACAACTTCTGACTGCCCAGGAACTCGGCGTCTTCGGCCGTCCACGACAGGGGCGTATATTTCGCACCGCCGTCCATAATCAGGAGCTGGCCCGCGTTGTTCGCGCCCTGAAGGCGGTCTGCGACGGCCTCCCTGATCTTCACCCGCGCGTCGCCGGTCAGGCGCTCGTCGTAGGACATGACGCCCGAGGGACGCAGGCCGTTCTCAATCAGGCTTTGGGCGGTTTCCGCCTGGGCGATGCGCAGGCCCATCGAGGCCCGGCCGAACTGAATGGCCGACACGCCCATCATGCCGTCGCGCGAGGGACCGCGAATGTGCAGCATCTCTTCTTGCAGCAGGATGGTGACGCCGCCAGAGGGCTCGCTGACGCGATAGCGCAGGCGACCGCTCGACAGCTTCTCGACGGTGACGATACCGGGCGCCAGCGGATACAGGGCCACCACCGCGCCCCTATTGTCGCGCTCGATGCGGGCGAAGGCGTTGCCGTGCAGGTCCAGCGAGCGGATCAGGAACTCGCGACCTTCATAGGCCGTCATCTGCGGGTTCATCAGGTCGTGCAGGACCGGATACAGGGGCAGGTCGTTCGCCCGCTCGCGGCCGCCGTCAGCGGTGCGCCGGAAGACGAACAGGCCAACGCTGGCCAGCATCTCCGACCGCAGATTGACGCAGCGCACCGCAACGGCGCTGTTGGACATGAGGGTGTCAGGGTTCACGCCAGCGCCGCCCATGCCACGCAGACCAAACCATTCGGCCAGGTAGGGGTCAGAGGCGGTGATGGTTTCAGCGGCGCGCATCTCGCGCTTGTTGAAGGGCCAGATCATGCCAGCGCCTCCAGATACAGCCGCGCGTGAGCGATGCGCATGAGGCGTTCGGCCTGCTTCGAGCGAGCCGTGACCACCGTGCCCTCGTAGGCGGGCCACGCCTTCACGATGCTGATTTCGTGCAAGTTCACCCGTTCAAGCTGTCGCACCCCGTTGGCGCGGCTCTCGCCGCCTGGGGGCACGTTGAAGCCGAAGCTCATGCCGCCGAGGTCGCCGCGCTCGGCCAGGGCCAGGATATCGCGCCCTTCGGTCGTGTCAGGCACGTCCAGGTCGAAGGCCAGGCCGGTCGAGTCCTGCGACAGCCGCAGCGTGCCGGAGCGGGTGCGCGCCAGCAAGCGGCTCGGGTCGTGATCCACCAGGGCCAGAATGTCCTGACGTGCGGTCAGGGAGCCCGCGAAAGCCCCCTGCCGGATTTCTTCATCGGTCGTGCCGATCCGGGCTCGCACCCCGAACAGGGCGGCGTAGCCCTCCAGCCGACGGCCGCGAGCGCGGACCTCGACAGGAGCGGACCGACGTTCAGGAGCGAGCCCAGCCATCAGGGGACCACCGGGGCGAAGCTGTTGGCCGCAACCAGAGCCTTCTTGAAGGCGTCCGGGGTGCGCACGGCCACGTCAGCGTCGAGGAAGGCGTGGATCAGGACGCCGCCCTTAGAGGCCACGTCGCTGTGATACGGGTTCACCAGGATATCGACGCCCGACCAGTAGCCGATGACCAGTTCAGACCAGATGCCGTAGATCAGCGCGTTCAGGTCTTCGTCGTCGCCCAGGTTGTTGGGCACCTGGGTCGTCTGTTCGACCCGCTGGCCGTGGAACAGTTCGGCCAGGCTGAAGGTGTGGCCGTCCGCGTCCTTCTGGCGACGCGCCAGGCGCATGACGCCGGGGTTCGTCAGGAAGGCCGTGGTGCCGGTCAGGTCGTCCAGCTCCAGAGCGGCGATCATCTCATTGGTCGTGTCGGCCAGGGAGCCTTCCAGCGGCACCGCCAGCACGCCCGGCGTGTTGAGGATGCCAACCGGCTCGTCACCACCGGCGCCAGCGATGGCGGCCTTATCGAGCGCCTGTTGCAGCAGTTGGCCCAGGTCGCGGCGCAGCAGGTCTTCGATGCTTTCGGCCGATTGCAGGATCATGCGGCGGCTGATCTCGTATTCGCCGCCCACGGTCTTCGGACCCATCGCTTGCTTGGCGAACTTCGGATCAGAGCGGGTGACGGCCTCGTGCTCGCCGACCCACGACACCGAACCGCTATCCGACAGGCGGGGCAGTTCGATGTTGCCGGTCAGGTTGCGCAGGACCGTGGCGCCCATGCTCTCCACCAGCAGGCGGGGGCGCGGGTGATCGCGGACGGGATAGAGGGAGGTCGGGACCAGATTGCCGCCAGCGGCGCCCGCCGGGGTCGTCGTGGTCAGGGCGCGGGCTTCCATCAGGATCTCGGTAGGGACCATGACGCCGCGCGTCTCGCGGCCGCGAGCGAGGTCTTGGTGAACCTCAGCCTCCAGGCCGGTGATCTTGCCGGTCATCGAGCCTTGCAGGGCGCGGGCCAGGCTGTAGTTGCGCAGCTCACGCGGACGGCCGGAACCGTCCACCGGATCGGCGTGGGCGCGGCGCTCGTCCTCGGCCAGGAACTCGGCGCGCTGGATTTGCTGATCGAGGGAGCGGATTTCGGCCTGACCGGCGTCGAAGGCTTGCGTCTCTTCGGCGGTCAGGCCGCGGTTGTCGTTTTCCGCCTTAGTCACAATCGCCTCGAGGGCGTCGCGCTTGGCGGCTCGCTTTTCGCGAAGGGCAGGCAGATTACGCATAGGTAGGTAGCTCCATCAGGCCCACGCAGGGCACGGGGAAAGGGCGTCTCACGACGGCGGGTGTTTCCATCAGGCCCAGGACGGGCGCGGGGAATTGGCGTCTCACGACGGCAAAGGGGTGCGACCTCGGCAGGCCAGTGCCGAACGCGGCGGGCCTCCCTTCGCCAAGCGCGGCGGGCATGGTCGCGGTGCCGGTCCTCATTCGCTGGCCTCAGGCAGGGCTTGCGGCGCGCCGAACATCAGGCGTTGGCCGGGCGCTTCGTCAGGGAACGAGTGCTCTTCTCCGGTCGTCGCGCGGGCGAACGCCTCGCGCATGATCCGACCAGGCGCCAGCGTCAGAAATGCCGGACCAGGAGGTGCGCGGCCTTCGTTCATGTAACGGATTTCGAGGTTCCATCCGCTTGCGTCGCCATCAACGGCGGGCTGGCCGTTCGGCGTGAGGAGAACCCCCCGATTGACCCAAAACATGAGGAAGGTGTCAGGCTCATAGTTGAGCCACTTCTCGCCCATCATCCGCAGCAGGATCGTATTGGCGGCGGAACTGGCCGTCTCGACGTTGAAGCCAAAGGCAACGAGGTGACGGACGATGGCGAGGATGGCGACGTCGATCATGGGGAAACGACGCCAGCCACCGTCTGCCGGAACCTCAGAGAACAGATCGACCTGCTCGCGCTGAAGCCAGTTGCGCAGAGCTTTAGGCGTGGCGTCGATCCCGAACGCAACGTCCGAAAAGCGCAGAACGGGCTCTAGCATGGTCGTCATGGAAAGGTTCTCAGGTGAGTATCTTTCCATCGTTGTCCACCCATTCGCGAGCGGCGTCAAGCGGAAGTGCTCACCAGAGCATCTTTTCCCCAGGCGGTCAGTAATACCCCTCCCGTTCCCGCTCATCGATCCATTCCTGGTCGTGGCCGTCCTCCAGGTCCTCGGTCTCTGCATCTAGGGCGTCGAGCGCGGCGATGGCGGTTTCCACGGCTCGCTCCAGTCGCTGGCGCAGGCGGAAGGTGCGGGCGGGGTCCAAGGCGATGGCGGTCATTGCGCCACCTGCAAGCGGGCGGTCGCCGCGTGGGCCACGTCCGCCAAATCGTCCATCATGAGCGCGCGGTGCTTCACCACCACCCAGCGGCAGTATTCCGCTTCCATCTTGTCCGATAACGCGGCGCGTTCCGCAGCCTCGACCACCGCATCAAGGGCCATCTCTGCCCAGATCATCACGCCTTCGATTACCTTGCCAGCAGCGTTGTAATCATCCCGACCCTGACAGCGGGGCTGATTAACGACCCCCATTGCCGCCATGTCCACGGCGTGCAGGGCGTCATAGACAGCCATCAGGTGCCGACCGGACAGGTGGCCGATGCTCAGGGCTTCGAGAGTAGGGAGGGCCTGAACTTCAGGCGCAGGTGTGCTATTGGCGTGTTCAGCCATGACGTGATCCTCATGCGATCCGTTGCGGTTAGGGCCGGGCGAAGCGTTCCAGCGCTTGCTCGGTCCGCCTTTTATGTTATCACTTTAACCATGACGTCAAGCCGTGATAACAGAAAATCAAGAGGCCGCCCGGCGACGGGCAAGGGGACGCTCATAGGCGTCCGCTTACAGCCCGATCAGCTCCAGCGCCTTGACGACTGGATCGAGGAAGATGGCGGACGGTTCTCTCGGCCAGAGGCTATCCGCAAGCTGCTAGACCATGCATGGGGGCGCACCGTCGCGTCGCGCGGGGTCAAGGCGCTTGAGCAGCGACTGCCCGAATTACCACCCAAGAAAGCCAGCTTCGACTAAGGCGTAAGTCGCCAAGTTGGCGACACACGGCGTATGAGGCGCTGCACCCGGAGACGCGGGCTGATGCGCCAAAGGGCAATCAATATGCTTCTCGCCAAGTTGGCGACAAGCAACCGGCGCCCCGCTTCACCGCCGATACCGCCGCCGCAACAGGCCAGTCTGAGCGGGCCGTTCAGCGGGACGCCGAGCGAGGCGAAAATCTCCCGAGTCGCCAAGTTGGCGAAACGGGACCGCGCTCGCCCGTTTTGGCGAGCTCAAACCGTCGGAAGGGTTCTCGCCATATCCGGCGAAAACCTAAGCCGCCTTGGCTGGGCCTTTTGAGCAGAACTGCTCATAAGCCATTCCGTGAGCCTAACCCTTAAGCCGCATCCACCCACGGCTCCCAGACTTCTTCGCGCGGCTTCATCTCCATCGCGTGCAACGCCATAGCCAGGGCCACGGCGCCGTCGATGCGGCCTGTGGCCCTGCTCTTGTCCAGCTTCCGATTGCCCGCCGGGTCTTTCGTCACCACCGCGTTGGACAGGCACCAGGTCAGGACAGGGTTGTTCGCGTGGCGTAGCTTCCGCTCGGCCACCATGCGCTCCAGAATGTCCACCGCCGGGGCCATGTCCCGATAGCCCTGGCCGTGCTCGATCATCTCCAGATCGGCGACGCCCTCGTCGGCCAGCGCCATCTTGAACGTCTCGATCCGCCAGCGGTCATAGGCCAGCGCCTGCACGTTGAACCGCGAACAGAGCTGCGCCACGGTCGCCGCGATGAACCGGGGATCGGTCGCCGCTCCCGGCGTCGCCGTCAGGAACCCCATGTCACGCCAGACGGTGTAGGGCACCCGGTCACGCTCGCCGCGATCCGCCAGACCGTCGCCCGGCAAGTAGAACTTCGCCATAGCGTCAACGCCGCCGTCGTCGTCAGGGAAAACGGCCACCAGCGCCGTCAGGTCGCGCGTCGCCGCCATGTCCAGCGCCAGCCAGCAAGGCTTGCCCTCCAGGTCGGGCCGCAGGTCCGCGCCGCACGCTTTCCATTCAGACAACGGCAGGAACTTCGTCTCAGCAGCCACCCGCATGTTGAGGATCAGGTTCTTGAACGCCGCCTCTTTCGAGGGGATGCGCTGCGCTTGGGCGGCTTGACGCGCCACGTCCTCCAGCGAGCGGAAGTCGCCAAGGGCAGGGTTCGCCAGCTTCCACGTCTCAGGGGACCACGGGTCCGCGTCGTCGGGCGCGGCGTAGTGCGTCAGGTGGAACGACGGATCGTCAATGTCGCCGGCCGTCACCCGCTGGCCGTAGTCGATCAACTCCGACATGGGCGCCAGATCGTCCGCCGCCTGGGTCGAGATGACCAGCATCAGGGGCTCGGCGCGGGCGCCCATCGCCGTATCCAGCGCATCCAGCAGGTCACGCTTGGGGGCCTGACCCAGCTCGTCATAGACCACGAACGACGGGCTCAGGCCGTGCTTGCCGGGCACGTCGGCAGACAGGGCCGCATAGACAGACCCGTTCTCGAAGTCCTCCATCTCCTTCGCATGGCGACGCAAGCTCACCCGCTCGTCCAGGAAGGGCACCTGGGCGATGATGGCTGCCATTTCATTGTAGAGGATCGCCGCCTGCGCCCGGTCGTTCGCCGCCGAATAGACCTGACCGCGAGGCTCGGCCTCCGGGCCTGACAGGTGGCATAGGGCCAGGCCAGCGGCGAGGCCGGTCTTGCCGTTCTTGCGCGCCATCGACAGCACCGCCGTCCGCACCGGCCGTGATCCGTCGCCGTCCACGCCATAGACAGCCTCCAGGAAGTCGCGCTGCCACGGTCGGACCTTCATCGTCGTTCCGGCAAGCGCGCCCGTCGTGACCGGCAGGAACTCCAGGAAGGCCACCACCCGCTCGACGCGGGACAGCCCCTCAACCTCCCACGGAAGCGGCCCCACGGGCTCCTGAACGGCCTCCACGGCCTTCTTTTTCATCGGCTTGGCGCCGGGACCACGCAGCCCCATCAGACGCCCCAATCCCGAACTAACTGCGAAGCCGTATGGGCGGCCGGTCTTTGATCGACAGCTCCTCGTCTTTCGGGGGGGGTATCCCCTCCGGTCAGGAACGGATGGTCGGGGTCGAGCGGCAGGCCATCCACGCCGCAGCCCTTGATGGCGACGCCTTTGCCTCCAGCACGGTCCAGCGCATTGGTCTTGATCGAGTGACACGACGCGCACAGGGCGCGCAGCCCATCCATCGACGGGAAGGCAGGCCCGCCCGCTGCGATGGCGACGATGTGGTCAACGTGCTGCGCTTCCACCTTCCGGCCGCGACGCTCGCACGTCTCGCACAATGGGCTCTCCGACAGCTTGGCCTTGCGCAGGCGCTGCCACCGGGCGGTTGAATACGGCCAGTCAGCCATTGCCCACCCTCCGGGCCAGACGGCGCAGGTCGCGCTCTATCTCGCTCTTGTCCTCATGGAAGCGTTCAGGGTCGCGGTGAGAGGGCGATAGGCGCCGCACCTTGTCCGCGATCAGGCGCAGGGTGTGGGGGGCGCTAACATCGCTAACACCCCTCACAATGACAGGGGGACCGTTCACGCTTCGTCCTCCCCAATGTTAGCGTTGTTAGCGATGTTAGGGGGGGTAGTATCAGGATGCAGGTATTTGCCTCGCCCGACCTTCTGGACCTCACCCGCCTTGGCCATCTTGTGCAGGAGATAGCGGACGTTGCCGTTGGCCAGCCCGCTAACATCAGCGATAACATTCGGCCCGACAGGCTCACATTCACCCGCCAGCGCCTCCAGGATCGCCTTGCGCTCGTCGGACACCCTGACCTCGCGGGCATCGCCCAGGACGCGCCAGCGGCAGGTGTCCTTGTCGAACTCCAGCGCCGTCTCGAACTCTTCAATGTCCCGCCCCCGGCCTGACAGGGTGACGCCTTCGCCATCGCGGTCGAGAATGATCGTCGTATCAGCAGCGCCGGGCAGGCCGTTCGTTCCGCTGACCTTCTCCAGCTTGTCGCTGGCCTCAGCTTTCCGGGTGTGGTGCACGACGACGATGGCGATGTTGAACTCGTCGGCCAGTTCCTTCAGCCCCTCCACGCTGCGGTAATCGTAGGCATAGGGCGCCTCTCCCTTCATCGGCGCGGCGCGCACCTTGTTCAGCACGTCGAGCACGATCAGGCGAGGGTTGTCCGCCTGTGCGATCCAGTCACGCAGGTCGTCCAGCCCGCCAGCGTCCAGCATCCGCATCTCAGTCCAGATGGTCAGGGCGTTCGTCGGCTTGTTGACGCATACGCGGCGCAGGCGGTCCTTCAGGCGGCGCGGCGGGTCTTCCAGGGCGGCATAGAGGGCCGATCCCTGGACGCAGTGCCGATCACCCAGCACGAACCCACCCTCGGCCACGGCGCGGGCGATATCGAGGGACAACCAGGACTTGCCCAGCTTCGGGGCTCCGACCAGCAGCGTCAGACCGGCGGCGATGTAGTCGGGCACGATCCACGACACGGGGGGAAAGTGCATGTCCCACAGTTCGGGGGCGCTAAACTTGGCCTGGCGCTTCGGCTTGGCCGGGCGGTCTAGTGGTTCGTCCAGAGGGTCGAGATAGCTTTCCATCTCGACATGATCGCCCCTCGCCACGACGCGCAACGCGCCCCGGCCGGTCTGCTTCGCCTGCACGGCAGCGGCAGCCTGCTCGAACTCGCGTTCGTAGTCTTCGGCGGTCTTCATGCCTGCACCGCCCGTTCCCACAGCTCGGAACCGTTGTCGTTGTCAGGTAGAAGCTCGGCCAGCACGCGGTAGGCGGCGACGATGCGCGCGTTGCGCTCAGTGAACTCGAAGAAGGAGTCGCAGGCGGCGGCCCATTCGGTCAGGTCGAAATCCATCATGACAGCGCCCCCATCGTCTGATAGGTTTGCTGCCGTTCTGGCCGCCATGCTGAACGATTATCGACCCCGGTTTCGCCTGCACGCGAGCCGGGGTTTTTCGTTTCACCGGCAGGCGCGCGCGAACGAACGCGGAACAGCGTCCCCGCATTTTCCCCACATTGGGGGCGAGTGTTCGCGGAGCGTTCCGCTTTGACTGAATGGGGAAAGGGATGATGGCCGGAACCCAAACCCTTGTGGGGTCTGGGTTCCGATGGTGCCGCCGGGCAGGATTGAACTGCCGACCTCAGCCTTACCAAGGATGCGCTCTACCACTGAGCTACGGCGGCGG